ACATAATTATGTACCTTTTCTGCTTGCATAGCTTCCAAGAAAAAGGCATCGTCTAATTCCCCAGTTTCTTGTTCCTCTCCAACACTTAATTCAATTGTCTCAATGGTTTCTATAACTTCTAAAATTTCACTTTCCATACAGCGATCTGTAAATACATTTGGTTTTGGTATATCCTGGGAAACAGTCGAGGAAATAAAATTATTTCTTTTCATAGCAGAGCTAACTTTGACTGAAGCGTCTGTCTCAATTGAGCGTAAGTGTTGGGTGTAGTCATACCCGTCATCAAACAGGCACAAATCTAATATCTCCTTTCGATTTTCTCGCTCTCGAATCATTTTAGAACTATCTGAAACGCTCTTTCTATCGCTTGACTCTCCACCCTCCTGATCATTTTTTTTATTAGTACATCTATCATTGGTAAAATCATTGTGACCCACAGAAATTGAATATGTGCTTGCGTCTTTCTTTTGAATGAAAGGTTTCTTCTTTCTGGGCATATCTGAAAACAGAAGATCTTTCCAAAGCAAGGGAGACAACCAAATGTGACTCACAATCTCCCTGACTCGTACCGTATATCAGTATAACTAAGTTTGTTTTAGCCAGTGTTGCATTCCATTTCTCTCGTTTCTTAAAGAAAATATTGGAACTTCAAGAAGAGGTTTGAACACCTGGAAGTGAGTTTCCCCGCTTTAAAAAAATTTTGTATACGATTTCTTGAACAACGTGGAACTTGAAACTTTGCGAAGCTTGATTTCACATTCACCTGTTTCTTTGGTTGCATGCATACGACTTAATCATCTCAGGTTTCTTTGAGTCTTTAGAATTAACGTCTTCTTCACAAGCACTGGGAAAAACTGAGAAGAGATTTTAAGAGGAAATTTCGTTAATTCTCGGGTTCACAGTCACAGTGTACAGGTTGGAGAGTGCCGGGTGCAGGCGATGGGGCGAAGAATGTGAGTCTATTTAAGTATAATTTTATTCTGGGACCATCTGCCAGCCTACACGTTGTCCAAGAATAACTTTAGGCGAGGAAGAAATGAAGAATGAAAAAAGCGACTTTGAAAAGAAAAAAGAGTGAACAAGAAGTGCCTCAGCGTGTAATAGTGTAAAATAGAAATTGAAAGAGGTGCAGTGAGTGCACGGTTACATATTTATGAATGCAACACTAAATGCACTGCGATTCATACGTAAAGCGGCCCGTTCTTACCACTGTAGTTGCACGCGGTTGTCTTAGCTCATACTCTTCTTCCTCAAAATTTGCAACACTATGAAACACTTTTATGCATCCAGAATAACTGATACGAAGTGAACGGCTTGACAAACCTGAAGCTTCTATAATGTTTATGAACATTCAAGACTAATCGTGAAAACCCGTACTTCAATTTTTCCGAAGAGTGCACATGGGGTCTTAAAATACACTTCTACGCAAATCAGAACTGAGAAATTGTAACGCTGCGTCAGATAAGTTATAAAATATATCCTCTTCTGAACTTTTTATAGTGCTTCATGCGATTCATCTTGATTTTCATATTCATCTTTCGGGCAGACTCTAGAACATGGCTTGGTCTTATTTCGTCTAACTGACTAAAACCTTGCTCTTCAACTATCATACGGGACATTTCTGTCAACTCTCCGATGAACATTTTCACAACCGAGCTCAGAATTATCAAACCATTTGGATTCAGGGACACGCCAGTTAAGTTGTAAAACAGTTTTTTCAACGCGGGTTTGCCAATATGTGAACGCCTGTAGCACTCATAGCGCTCCATCTGGGCAGTAGAAAAATGGAATGTCATTCTTAATAACTCCTCCACAGCATGCCTGATTGTCTAATAGTCGGGTGTTTGACTCTGAAGTATACGAAGAAACTGGAAGCTGTAAATAAGACACGAATCGAGTCCGACTGCCAGTGCCACAGGAGTCGTACCACGGAAACCACCTTTTTAAAAAAAAAAATTATTTGCACTGCGGTTCGCGCTGGTGAAGGGTAACTTCGTAGACGTGGGGAAAAGGCAGCTCCCCCCCTGCAGTTCGCAGCTGGTTGACAAGATTTCTTTTTTCTTCGTTTCCGAAAAAAACGTCATAGCTTGCCCTTCATGAGAAACTAAAAGGAAGTAAGCCACGAGATGCCATGCAAATATGATAGTCTGTGTATCAATTGATTTACCATAATTTACTGCGTGAGGAAGGAAAACGTCTCGAGACGAAATTTCACGTGTAGGCATTTTTTTCATTTAGACGCATAGTTATGGAGGATTATGCTGCTGGAGACGATGAATTTGCCATCGCCGCTACCGAGAACGCGATCAGGATTTCTGAACAAGAGAGACTGCTTCTAGGTTCTTCTCTCCGTTCTCATTTCTCTAAACCACTCCCATTTTACCCTGAGCCGATTGTGAAAAAAAGCCATTGGGATCATGTACGAGAAGAAATGCGTTGGCTAGCAGGAGATTATGTACGAGAGAGAAAGTGGAGGCAGAAAACTGCTCGAAAGTTTGCATTCGATTCGATCAAATCAAGGATCGATAATGATCATATTACAGAGCAGGAGAGCGCAATTATCTCCAAAAAGGACACTGCACTACGGATTTCAGATGAAGTTCTTACATACTGGAAGAAAATTCATAAAGTTGTCGAGTGGCGGCGAAAAAATTTGTCGGAGTTAATGAATAGAAGGGAATTAGACAAACAGCTTGATACGCTTCTTTCTCAAACGGAGAAATATTCTAGGATGCTCTCAGGAAAGATAAACGACTTCGCAAATTCACATGGATCCGAAAGCTCTCTTCAACTAAATCAAAATTGTGAACAGGTCCTCAATGGAAAAAGTGAAGAAAATCTTAGCGATTCTGTAAGTTACCATCCCACAGATTCTGAGACCTCTGATGATGAAGCATACATGAGAAAAGAAAAGACATACGATCGTGAAAATAACTTTGACTACGTGGCAGAAGTTCGAGATCTTCAGGATGACGCTAGCATTCCCATTGAAAAGCTTTTAAGACTACACAGCGAAATACAGGAGCACTCAAACATAGGTAGAGAAGAAAATGTAAAATCACTTCTGGCAGAATTCATATCTACAGGAGAGAAGGTTGATTGTTTCACTTCGCGTTTTAGTCTTTCACCTTTCCTTCTAAAACACTCCTTACGAGAATATCAAGAAACGGGGCTCAAATGGTTGGCAAGTTGCTATGAAAACTCCATGAATGGAATACTGGCTGACGAGATGGGTCTTGGCAAGACTATTCAGACGATAAGTCTCCTTGCATATCTTGCTTGTCATCGTGGATCGTGGGGACCACATTTAATCATCGTTCCGACTTCTGTCATGTTGAACTGGGAAGTTGAATTCAAAAAATGGTGTCCAGCATTTAAGATATTGACTTATTTCGGATCACAGAAAGAACGGAAGATTAAACGTCGCGGATGGAGTAAACCGAACAGTTTTCATATTTGCATTACAACTTATAGATTGGTCGTACAGGATCAAATCGTATTTCGCCGAAAAAAATGGGGCTACATGATTTTAGACGAGGCACATCTCATAAAAAATTGGAGATCTCAGCGCTGGCAAACACTTTTACACTTTAATAGCAATCGAAGACTACTTTTGACTGGGACTCCGCTACAGAATAATCTTATGGAGTTGTGGTCACTCATGCATTTCTTGATGCCTACTTTATTCCAATCACATTCCGAATTCAAGAGCTGGTTTTCGAATCCTCTCATGGAAATGGTAGATGACGGCGATCTAGTTGATCAAAGTGTGATAGCTCGCTTGCATGATGTGCTTCGACCATTTATTTTGAGGAGATTGAAGAAAGATGTGGAAAGAAATCTTCCTGAGAAAAAAGAACGTATAATTTATTGTCAACTTTCAAGGCGTCAAAGGCGACTTTATGAAGAATATATTTCATCATCTGATACTTCTACTATTCTTGGTTCAGGCAATCTACTTGGAGTCATCAACTGTCTTATGCAGCTTAGAAAAGTATGTAATCATCCAGACCTGTTTGCGGGCCGTGCTATTGTAAGCTCTTTGGATCTCCTTCCTTGTATTTACCTGAGTGTTCCTGCTTTACTTTGTTCATTGTTAAATCGAGATCATGCAAGAATGGAGTACCTTCATAACTTTGATTGCTTTGAGTTCGTAAGTACTGCAAAAAATTTTCATTCTATGAAACTGAAGGATGTGAACCAGAACAAAAATGCTGTAAAAGATGGATGGAAAGAAACGGGAAAAGATCTTTCTTTGCTGACTGAATGCATGTTGGAAAAGATGTTGAAGAATGCCAATGGGAAGGACAGAGAACGATTGGAAGTACGTTCCACTAATGAACCTTTAATTTATCGCGTCATCAATAAATATCCTCTTATCTCCATGCATGCAGTTTTTTGTGAAAAAACTGAAGCACCTGTATGTCGTAATATAGCTAAAATGATTTCCTCAATCCACAAAAGAGCACGATGGATTGAACAAAATTTTAGACACTTTTTTTGTGTCATACCACATGTTAGGGCGTCAGCACCTAGAGTCTTTTTTGGATCAAACTGTGGATATTTTTACCACTCTTTGCGGGACAGATATATTTGTGATGCCATGTCCTATTTTGCAGGAGAATTTCGATATATTGTTGTGCGACAACAACTATTCTTCCATGATAAGCGATTGATACAATACGACTGTGGTAAATTGCAGAAACTTGCACATCTATTGAGAGCACTTCGAAATGGTGGACATAAAGTTCTTATTTTTACACAGATGACAAAAATGTTAGACGTTTTAGAATCGTTCCTGAATTTGTATGGATATTCTTACTGTAGACTTGATGGGAGTACGAAACCAGAGCAACGGCAACTTCTTGTTCAAAGGTTCAACACAGATGCAAAACTTTTTGTGTTCATTTTATCTACGCGGTCTGGAGGTTTTGGCATTAATCTTACGGGGGCGGATACTGTAATATTCTACGATACTGATTGGAACCCTGCTATAGACAGTCAAGCTCAGGATAGATGCCATAGAATAGGACAAAAAAGAGAGGTGAGCATATATCGCCTCATTTCTGAAGGTACAGTGGAGGAGAATATCATGAAAAAAGCCATGAGGAAACGTGAACTTGATCGTGTTGCTATACAATCAGCAATGTTTGATAGTTTCCATAGCAAAAAAGGGGATGTGCGAGTGAGAGAAAATATCAGTTTGTCGGATGTTCAACCAGAGCTTAAAGAAAATGAGGATTCTCATGCAGAATGCAAAGTTGCTTTTATGGGAGAGCAGTTAAAGCTTGTGGACACGTATGCCCTGTCTTTTCTGGAGTACAATTATGAGGAGTTTCCTGGCAATCATATTAGTGAAGATAAAGCTATGGATGACACACAACTGGCACAAATAAAAACGTCAGAGGAAGGTAGAGTGGATCAAATCGATGCAGAAGACGAAGTTCTGCTTTGTGTGACGGATTGGGATGAGAAGGAAGCTTTCTCTATCTATGAACAAAATTCAGAACTTTTCTCACATCTGAGTGCAGAATGTGATCAGACACCAGTATCAATGAATCACCTTTGAAAAAACAGATGAAGTGTAAAGGGTAGTCGAAGACTTGAAAGTAACTCGCATGCACTAGTGTGAAAAAGAATGTGCGTGTGAGTGTACTTGTGTTATGTGTTCTTTTGTTCAAGAACAAGACGCATCATTTTTGTTCCGCGAACAAGGTACAAAAAAGAAACTGATGGAGCAGCTTCTAGGCTCACCAATTGTACGATGCTCATCATAAAAAGTTTTAATTGACACTAAGTTCGCTTGATAAGTTCGTGCCAGGCAAGTTTTGTTTCGCGGGCATATTTTTTGCTCATATTTTTTGCAAGCTCTAAGCTTTCCTCCGTATCTATATTAATAGGGCAAAAAGAATAGCAGTACCAAAATTGTAATCGAAACACATAAGGTAATAAAGGGCTCAATACCGCGTCAACAAATTGCCGATATGGAAGTAGTGGGGTTAAGATTTTGATTGCTTCACTATTGAGCCTACCCAATCCTTGAATCGCAGCAGTTCGAACTATTCTTTTTCGATAAAATTTTTTCAGTAACTTTGGGATTTCCTGACGACTTTTGATATCTTTCAAAAGCAAAGATAAAACATAACCATCTTCAAATGCAAGGCCACATCCTTGGCCGATATTCGGCATTGTTGCGTGGCATGAATCCCCTAGCAAAGTAATACAATCCTTCGACCAGTCTTTAAATATACTTGGTGCCCTATCCCATAAGTCCCTCTGAACAATTTCTTCGGAAACTGTAGAACTAATTAGATCACGAATAGTGGGGTTCCAATCTTTAAACACCTCTAGTAAATATTCCCTCGGTTTGTCAACATCATCAGTACCTGCAACTGATCCAAGAAAAGCATACCATTGAACTCTGCCTTGTTTATCTGGGCAGACTACGAAATAGTTATTAGGACCTATATATGCGCAGTATCCTATCTTCAAAAATTCCGTTGAGGCAAAAAGAGGAAGTCCACTGAATAATTTAAATCCAGTGAAACTTGCTGTACTTGAAGCAAAACGAGAACCGAATAATTCACCAAATAAAATTGAACGGGTCTGGCTCCAGATACCGTCGGCTCCGATGAGAATATCCCCTTTCAAGTGTGTTCCGTCATCAAGATGTACAATTACCTCTCCTGAAGTGTCTATCTCGTATGACTTCATTGTTGAAGACATTCGCAATACATTCTCTTTACCTGATATTTCGTCTAACTCTTTCAATAACTCTAGCTGTAAGTCGGAACGATCGATGCACACCGAAAATGGCAGCCGTAATTCAACGGGCAATTGGTTGATAGCTTCGAATTTAAACATCCATTCGGAAGTCAATCCATCACGTATTCCACTTTCTGTACCCCAGAATGGACGGGCTAAGTTAGTAATATTTTTGTATAGATTTTCACTGACAATTTTTACTGTTCCAATACCATTCGAGGCGAGTTGAATTGGTCCACCAAGAGGCCGATATCTAGCTGTTTTCTCAAGGATTGTGACGTTAAACCCCGATTTCAGAAAACATATAGCCGAAAATAAGCCTCCAAGACCGCCGCCCGCGATAATTATTCTCAAAGGATTCTCTTCGTCTATACAGGAGTTGAAAGAATTTGTACGCAGATAGTTACTTCTGTTTGAAGGTCTAACTCCAACAGAAGTTTTCAACGACTTGACCTTCCCTGGCAAATTTTGCCGTACGGGCAGAAGTGCACGCATTTTTCGATCGTCTTTCTTGAAGCCTTAGGGGGGACTGGTAGAGGACTGGTGGAGGCACGGAGCGCGGGCAGCGAGCCGCGTTCCTTTGCGCTACCCTTGGATTACGAGAATGATACGTTAGAAGAAGTGATTGACACTTTTCCTAAGTAGTCACCAGCGTTACCAAGTGATGATGCTGTGTTTGACAACTCAACATAACCATAACGTGTCATGAATGACACAACTGGTTCGAAAGTTGCTGGATCAAGAACAACACCTGAAGACATTAGCGGAATGTATGGGCAATAGAATGCCGCCGCATCTGCTTCTGATGAGCCTTTGTAACCAACAAGTACTTGAGAGTCATCAGCACCTGAATCAGCCAAGTAAGCATCAACATACACTCTCATTGCGTTGTTTAATGTACCAACGAATTTAGTGTTTGTTGGGCCTTCAAACGTACCTTCTGTAGTTCTTGCGAATGCAGAAGTTGTAGCAGATTGTAGGATAGTCAATGCTTGGTTTGAAACCACTGCAAAGTTACCTGCACCTCTACGTGTACGCTGAGCGATCAAGTTTGCTACTCTGTTGATTTGAACTGCTAAAGCCGCATGTTCGTCACCAACGAATGTAGCAGTACCAGATACTGCCGCTTGGTCGTAAGTTTGTTCAACTGAAGCAAGTGATCTTAATGAAGCAAGGATCTCTTGGTCGATTTCAGCAGTAATTTCTTGTGCTAAAGCCGCCATGATTTCCGCTTCGATATCAATGCCTTGTTGTGCTTGTGCATCTTGAGCCGCCTCAAATGTCCAACGAGCAGATAGTTTACGAGTTTTCGCTTCTACTGCTTGTTTTAAGATTTGAATGCTTAACTTTTTACCTGCCGCACCTTCAAGTGTTGCAGTTGCATCTGCTTTATCAGTAGAACCACCACCTGAATAGCCTAAGCCAATTTGGAATGGTGATAATGCTTCATCGCCAGCAGTTACGTCATCAAAAGTTTCAGCATAACGTACTCTTAATGTATGGATCTGTGATACAGGTCCAGTCATTGGTTGAACGCCAACAATCTCATTTGCGATTGTAGTTGGCATTACACGTCTAATTACCGGAAGGATAACTCTGTTAAGAGTTGCTACGTTCCCAGCACTAGTTGCGCCAGAAGTTGCCGCCTCAGCGAGATACTTGCGAGTGTTCTCGAGAGTGACATCCATTACGCTCTTCTTGTGACCTTCTAAGCCTTCAAGAAGTGCTACTTTGGTCTCCTGCCAGTTTTCTTTTAGTATGTCTGACATTTTTTGTCTCTCCTTTTTAGTTTAATCCCGCTAATCTGCGGAGTTCAATTAAGTTTGAATTTTCTTCTACCTTGATTTCTTTGTCGCCTGTTACTTCTGTGCCTTCCATGATTGCCTTTTTGGTTGCAGTTGATGGTTTTTTTATCTTCCATTACCGCAGGTAGATACTTTTCAAACGCAGTATGCAACTTACCTGTTTGCACACTTTCCAATAGTTCTGACATGATTTCTCGCTTGTCTTTACCTAGTGGGTTTAACAACTCATTCATCACTGCAACTCTCTCTGCTTCGTCTTTGGCTTTAGCAATTTCTGCTTCCTTAGACTCAACTAAAGTGTCCTTCTCTGTGATGGTTTTCTTAGCCTCTTCTAATGATGCATCTTTCTCAGCGATAACTCTCATCAACTTCGCAGTTTCTGATTTTTCGTTTAAGTAAGATGATTGATATTCATTAGCAAACGCTTCGAATAGTTTTCTACCAAAGTGGTTTTCTCTTGAAGCACTAATGTCTTCTTTGAGTTGTTTGATTTCTGAAGTTAATTTAGAATTAACAGCAGACTCTACCACTTTTGCAGATTTCTCAATAAAGCGTTGTTTCACTTCATCAAGTTTGGATTTTGCTTCTTTTACAAGTTTAACCTTGGTTTCTGCTAGATCCTTTTTATCTTCTGCAAACTCTGTGATTTCTTTTGCTAAAGATTTAACAACAAAGTCTTCGAGTTTTCCAAAGTTTTCTGAAACTTTTTTACGGTCTTCATTCAACTCTGAAATTTCTTTGGATAACTGACCGAGTACAAACTCTTGCAGTTTCTCAGAATGTTCAGCAACTTTCTTCTTATATTCAACTCTTGCTTCAGCAAGTGCTTTTTTATCTTCAGAAAGTTCTTTAATTTCTGATTCCAAACGCTCGGAGACCATTGCGTCAATCGCTTCAACCATGCTTGATTTATCATGTTCGTAGCGTTTAGCAAATTCTTCACGTAGTTCAGCAGTAACACTATCACGGTGCTCTTTTACTTTTGATTCCCAGGCATTAGTGATTTGGTCTTTGACCTCTTCGCTAATAATCCCAGTTTCAAAAAGTTTATTAAAAACGTCACTCATCGTGCTTCTCCTTTTTGTTACTGCAAGCCTTTTATGACTCGTAGTATCTGTTCTTGTAGATACTTTTGTGCTTTCGGATCATGTCCTACCTCACCTGCTGATCTAATCGCACTTAATCCACCTCTAGTGTTCATAAAGTGTTCATAGATTGGTGTAGGATATGCCCCAGGAGCACTTGGTTGTGCCACTACATCCACGGTAATAATTTCAAACTCTGAAACTTCGCCGTTTGACTCGTTAACATTTCCGCTTCCTCTTGATGAGACACCTAGTTTAACTCCGCTTTCCAGCATCGTTTTAACTAGGTTACCCATTGGAGTTGGCAAAATTTTCATTTTGCCAAGCCCGTTAGGACCGTCCATCCACATGTCAGTGATCATGTGGCTAACTCTGTCCAAATTTACTTTTAAATCATCTGGGTGATCAACTTCACCTAGAACTGAGTATCCTCCGTCAATTTGATCCTTTAGGGTCGATACAGCGTTGCCTATCTCAGAGACAGGGTATATACGCTGGTTAGCGTTTTTGACACCACCCTGAATACAAATGCCCTTTAGATAAAGAGACTTGTTTTCTCCTTCACCTTGTGACTCTAAAGTGACCTTTGCTTGGTCAAATGTCAAATTTTCTCG